GTGTCCTCTAAAGCCAACATCTCCAAAGCCGGCACATACATGAATGAATAATCCTAAACGAGCAAGGCTTGACTTTCCCATCAAAACTGGCACATGGCGAAGTGTCTCCGTATATTCGACAGTTGAGGCAAGATAAACAATGCCAGGCTGCAAAATAATACCTTCCGGAGGAATAATAACTGGTACGCTAAGATTTTTTTTTCTTGTGTCCAATACACTTTCGGTGTAAAGTACCAAAGTATTTGACAAAGTAAGGTCAATACTATTAGTGCCAAGGTTCTCCGGTATAAAAGGCTCTACAACAATGTTTCCATTGTTAATTTCTGCGGTAATTGTGTGATCAGTTAAAATCATAAATCGTACTTTTTTCTGTTATCAAAATCTTGTTTAGTAAAATAATATTCAGTCAGCATTGCAGCATTAGCCTGTAAGTGTGCAGCGTGGAGTAATCCTGATTCTTCATCAATATCCTCTCCAAGTCTTATCGCTTCTAAATGCCTCATTGCACTGGCAATAACTTCTGTCCAAGGCATTCCCTTCTCCCAGTTACCTTCCGGATATTTGCCAAGTGCCTGTGTCCATACTTTGGCATATTCACGGTTGGCAATGGCAGGGATAAGATCGTAGCGAAGTTTATCGGAGTTATAGCGAAGGCCTCTTACTTCATCGTAATCTTTCATATATGAAATGCTTTAAGTGAGTGTTCAAAGCCATTAGTACGCAATTTTAACTCACATAACATCTCCATTGCAATTTGCATTGTTTCGACTTGTGTATCTCTTGTGATTCTTAACTTCCAAAAGTTAATGTAAGCTAATAAAGATCCTGTCCAAATAAAAGTAGTTTCAAGATTTAAAGGTAAAATAGTACGGGCTTGTTCCTTTGCAACACCGAGCTGCAAGAGCTCATGGTAGGCAGTGGCACAATAATTTATCACAGCATCTTGTATCATTAGTGCTGCGTCATTGTCGTACCTCTCTAAATGTCCTGCGCTTCCTTGCTTACTACTTTTGCTCTGTAATCTAAAATCATCTATCTTGTAATAGTTATCTTGAAAGTCAACATATCTACCAGATATACTATTTGCAGTTAAACCTACCTGGTGCTTAAACAACTGCCTTTCTACAAAGATAGGGCAGGTTATCCGGTATTGCAGCTGTGGATGTCGGAAGGGAGAAGTGTGATTGTGTTCTGCAAGGTATTTTATCAACTTTGCATTCTGCTCCACAGTGTAATTACTGGCTTCTTTGCCGAAGGAAACACGGGCGGCCGTTGCTACCATGTCATCATTCCCAAATATTTCTAATAGTTCTACTTTCATTTTAGTTATTTAAGATTATAAAATTAGCAAGGGTAGGACTTGAACCTACATAGCATCCGCACTCCTGCGTTGATAGCTTTTTGTTTAACGTCAGGATTCACATACCTGATTGCAGTTGTTTGCGTCTACCATTCCGCCACCTTGCTATTTACCTGTCTTTCCAGGCTGTCCATTTATCCTCTGACGCAGTCAAGTGTGAAAGAAATGCTTAATTAAATAAGAACTTCACTTAACTCCGAGGTCTGCAAATGTCTTTATGTTGCCATGTGGCCTACTAATATTCTTTCTTGTCTAAAGCTACTTAACAATGTCCTGTAATTATCAGATGTAACTAAAAGTAACTTTTGCACGGCTCTGCACTGTTCAAAGATGGCAGTCGCTTTAGGATATTTACCTTTCACATAGTAATCTGTCAAGGTAGAGGAATGCTTTATTCTTTTATACTCCTCCTCTGGCATATCTCTGATGCAGCTCATCATCATTTGGGCAAAGATACTTTCGTTCATTCCGCTAATAACTGTGTACCTTGAATAGTAGGCAGACAATTGTCGGAGGTATTCATCGCACTCATCCAACATCTCTGCCGATGGTGCAGTAGTTATCCAGGCATTTACTTCTTCACAAAATGCAGATATTTCTAACATCTTACTATTCCACTCCTTCATCTTTCACTAATATAAGTGTGACTGTTTTAGAATGCTCCTCTGCTACTCCAGTGTTTATTTCTTCCTTCTTCATCGCCTCTATTTCATATTCCTTGTTTACAATGTTTTTGGAGTAAGTGTAGGACTTTCTTTGGTAAGTAGAATAAGATACTAAAGCACCATGCACATCCATAGCCATTTTATTATCTTTTAGTAAATCAATTAAATCATTTTTAATTAATTCCTTTTTTTTCTCCAATTCCTTTAACTCCTTTGTGATCTCAGCATATTTAAACATTCTTTCACCTATTGCACTATTTTGGTATCTTTCATAAGCCTCACTTATTTCTTTTGCTGCTTTCCTTATCCTTGCCTCTGCGGCAGTTAATTCCTCTGTATTGAATACATACATAAAACTTTCATGCTCACCTGCCCATGATAAGGTCTTGCCTCGCAGCTTAGTCTTCCAGTAGCTTATCACAGAGGTAGGCATAACACCAAACTTATACCACAAAATAAGTGAGTAAGTCTGCATCTGCAAAGATTCTTGCAGTCGCTGTGTTGACCAGGGAGCGGTGCCAGTCTTAAAATCTATAACCATTTCAAAATCTTTGGAACAATTATCTATATATCCCAACATTTTAAAATTTCCAAAATCATGTTCTAATTTATATTCAACGTGAGGATAAATTAAAGTCACATCTAAAAAACCTTCTGGAAAGTTAAAATCTCTTTGCACACCTGCTGCATAATCCTCAATGTCCTTTGCAAATTGTTTGCCAAATTCAAGGAAAGGGGAAGGAGGATCGGGAATGCCGATAAAGTATTTCTTTTGGTATGCGATAGGATCGCTCTCCCAAAGATTAATCTGTGATACTGATAAATGTTCTTTAGGTAATTTAAGCATTGTAATTTGTTTTTAAAATGGAAATCTTTCATCGCTAATAAGTCCATCGGTATATTTAACACCTTCTTCGTAGCCTTTTTCAAAAGCAACTTTCAAAGATTGTTCGTGTTGCTTTTCTAATTCTAATAAATCATTTTCAAGTGCCTCAATTTTTTGTGTAAGCATATAACAAATATCAGCAACCTCTGATAAAACGTTATTTAATGCTCTTTCTAAATTTTTGTCGTTCATTTGATTTTGCTTTTTTTTAAAAAAGTGCCAGCGCAGATACTGGCACATATAGAGTCATTCATCTCAATTTTTGGAAGACCTGTATAAAGATAGTAGAAGTTGCGGCAGTTGCATTGTCATTCGGTATTTCTGCCTCAATTAGCTTGTTATAAATGTCAATGTATGTCTGGGTATAAATAGAAGATATTTCAAAGGCAATCGCTGCAAGATCAGGCTTCTCTGCCGCTTCATGCTCAATCACAGCTACACCGGTCGGTGCTGGCAATGGTGCAGATTGCACATATTTTAATTTACCATTATCATCTATAACGTCAATAACTTCTCCTTGCTTTAAACTTTGTATAGGATCGCCAGGCTTCCCGTATATCCTTGCTTCCTTGCCATCGGCAAATACTACAAGGATGTTTATAGATGGGCCGTATTGACCTTCTCTTGGTGCTCCTGCACTGTATTTAACCTTTGCTTTAGTGATTATCATAATAGTCTTCTCTTTGTGCGTCTAATCTTTTTAACTCCTCTTCCTCCTGCCAGTTCTCCAACTGTTGGGCAATCCATTCAAAGTCTATTGCCTGTGCCATTATGCTATTAAATAGCACTTGTTCTTTCGGTAGTAAATCGTTAAAATTAAACAGTGCATCAATGGCCTTGCTTATGCCTTCGTCGGTAATGTCGCGAAGGGCAAGGTGGTTATCTACAATGTAATCTAATATGTCTTGGCTTGCCTGGTTCATTTTGCTCTATATTCTTCGTTAAACTTTATTGTTTTTTGTAGATACTCAATGGCTGTTTTGTGCAAAAAAGCATGAGCATGGTTACAGCGAGTATAATCCTCTTCGTTTACTGGTAGTTGATTTAATTCATGTAAAACATCCTCGTACACTTTTACTCCGTTTTTATCAAACAGATTTTTAACAAGTATGTTAATACAAATTTTTGTAAGAATACTTACAATTTTTTCATCTCTTTCTTCTGGTGTCATGATGTTTGTTTTTTGTTTATTCAAAGATAATATTAAAATAAATAGAAAGTATATAAATTATATAAAAATATAAAAATAATTTAAAAAAAGTGTGAGGTCAATTCCCCACACCATGAAACGCACTTTAAACCAGTTACTTATCTCTTTAGCACCTTCCTCCACACTGCCAGCTGCTGGGCAATGACTACCGCTCTTCTTGTGTTGCCCTGTTCTATTTTCTTTGCATGGCTTCTGATAGTCATGAGATCCATGCTTTCCGGTGGCTCTTTTAATGCCAGTGCCTGTGCTTCTTCCCACAATGCTCTTTTCTCTCCTTCCTCATATTCTATCATATTGAACTGTACGCACATATCGTACCAATACAATGGCACTGTGCTAAAGTCTTTCCCTTTAAACTCCTTTAGCATAGTAGGAAAGTTAGCATATAACTCTTCCCTTGTTTTCCTTGCTTTCTCTTCCATGTTGGCATTGTGCCGAAGGGCAGCGACTTCATTGTCGTGAGCTGCAATAATCTTTCTCCGGTAGATCAGGTAGGCATTTAGTATTTTACCAATAGTGTGCATATTTGCTTTACCATAGAATTTTACATCATCATCCAAGTCAAGTGACTGGGCAGCAAAGAGGCGAAAGGCGATTTCAATTTCATTGGCAGCTATCTGCCCAAAGGTTTTTACTATTTCTTTTGTAACTGTGCTGTAAAAAGTGAGATCACCATCAATGCCATGCAGAGGGAAGAGGCTGCTGATAACATTCAATACATTTCTAAATGCGTCTTTAGGTTCAATGTTGGCTATCCTGTTGGGCCTTGACTCAATGATGGCTTGTTCATCCTGGTTGTGTGGTTGGTACTTTGTCAGATTCATTGTCTTTGTTTTTCATCCAATAATATAATTTCTGTTTCTGTCGCTGATATTCTCTGTTTTTTTCTATCTGTTCTGGTGTGCGATTGTCATACCTCTTTTTATGATAAGCATTATTTTTGTCTCTAAATGCTCTCCATTCTTCGTATGTCATTTCGTCACGCTTGCGCTTCTGGTAGGCTCTCATGTATGCGTTATATTCTTCTCTACTCTTCATAATTTTCTATTTCGTGTTCTACTTCTTCCCAATAATAATATGTCTCATTAAAATCTTCTGTTGGATGCTTATCTTTTAATAACGTGTTTACCGCAAACAGAGCGCAGTGCCTTGCCAGGATAGATACAAGGATCTCCTGCCCAAGTTCTCCTCCAATGTCCTGGATAAGGTTGTGGTAATAATTAAATAATTCCTCTGCTTTTTCTTTCGGTGTCATAGGTTTTGAATTTCTTGTTTAACTTCTTGCCAATAATGATGTGCGTGTGTTTTTTGAGCATCGTAGAAATATCTATGTTCTCCGCCACAATCATCCCAATCAGCAAAGTTTGGTTCTAATGGCACTGAATTTAAAATTTCATCGACTGCAATCAAAGCACATTGTTTAGCCTGTTCTTTAGATAAAAATGGGTTTATTTTATCCATTAGCCAATAATTATCTACTAATTCATTTGCTTTTTCTTTGGGTGTCATAAAGTAAATTCATTTACAAGTTTATCAATCTCCTCCTGCCTTTTCTTTTCCTTTGCCAATGGGCTGGAGTATAAAAATTTCGTATAGATGTTATTAGCCTGTGAATAGATGTTGCTTATAGTAAAGTTTGCCTTTAGCCACTTATCGCTTATCTGCCATGCTGCCGTGGTAAACATTGTAACCATGTCCTCCGGGGCCTGCTCGCTGGCACTTACCTTCTTTAGCCATGTTACTAACTTTTTACAGTTACTTCCATCCTTTGCAGTCATAATGTAATTGCCTTTGTCAGAGGGATATGTAACACCGGCAAGGCGTTCATAGGTAGAGGCGAAAGCGGAGAAGCATAGGTAAGTCTCGGAAGGTTCTTTCTGTACCTTTTCTTTAGCGCAACTTTCTTTTGGGTCAGAGTCAGTGTTCAGAGCATTATGGATACTTTGCCGAAGGAAAGGGTTAACAATGTAAGCATCGGAAGAGGGGAGTGAAAAATCATTTTCACAACCTTTCTCTGTTGTATTCTTTGTAGTATTCTCTGTTGTATTCTCTGTATTAGTTTCGTTAATTCCACTATTGTAGTTTCGTGGTTTTGACTTATCCAGTTTAGTTGATTCCACTAAACTACATTGGTTGATTTCACTAAACAGTAATTTATCATCTATGGTGTAATGTGTCTTTGCAGGTACACCATGTAAAGTGATTTTTATAAAAGACATTTGCTTTAACCTTGCTTTGGCATGGCGAAGTTCATTAACAGAAAGCATTGTTTCCTCCATTATTTCTGCATCACTTTTATAAAAGGTTCTGCCATTTACAGCTCCGTACCAATACATGATTTGACTAAGTAATAGTCCAGCGTTTACACTTCCTGTTAGCTTTATGTAAACAGGGTAAACTGCAATAGGGCGGAGGTTAAGATTTATTAGTAATTTTTTCATAGTATTATTTTATAAAAAAAGGTGCAGACATTATATCTGCACCTAATTAAATTATTTTGATTGTAAAATTATTCTGGTTTTTCCATGATTTTTCCAATTATAAATATGTTCTATATTAGCTATAATTATACTTATATGACTACTTCTTCTATATTGTTCTGGATACATAATGAATTTTTTTACAAATTGATTTAAATCAAAATTTTTATTATTCATACAAGTATTTATAGATCTTATATAAGAATTACTTTTACTTGATGGACAAAAATCATATATCCTTCTCATTGCTTCAAACACAATATCTACATTATGAGAATAATTATATGTGTAATTACCAAGCTTAAAATCTTGCATTTTACCACCTGTTAATGCTGTATGTTCAGCACATTGAGCCATAGTAAAATCTTTATTGTTTTCATAAAAAACCATTAAATCTTGATAATCTTTACAACCAAGATCACAATAACTTTTACAATAATCTTTTAATCCCCAATCAGAAGTATTAGCATTAAAAACAACTGCTTCTTTTAAACCTGCTTCGGGTTCAACAATTACCCATAAAAAAGTATGTATTTGTTTTGCAGCTTCAAGCCTGTGTTGGCCATCAATTACTTCATTGTTTTTATTAACGGTAATTGGATTTAATAAATATCCATTATCTTTAATGGAATCAACCAGTCTTTTGACATGAGCAAAATTTACTTGACGATTACCATGTAAAGGTTTAAATTGTTCAAGGTCAAATGTTTTGTAAACAATTTTTGTTTCTAAATTTAAATCTTGTTGGCTCATCGCTGGTATTGCGTCCGCTAACATTGGATTTGTTTGAAAATTTAACATATAAAAAGTTTTAAGAAATTACATAAAAAAAGCCAAGCAGGTGGAAGACTGACTTGGCTAAGGTGAAACACTATTGTGCTGTTTCATGTTCCTTTAGGAGGCTTCCACTCCATCTAAAGGATATGCAAAGATAATATATTTTTTATATTATCTAATTTTTTTCTGATAAAGTTTTAATATTCTCCATTCTCCCCTCCTCAATGAATCCACTCCCCTGGCTACCTCCGACTATCTTCAAATACTGATTCTCCACCGATGCAGAGTTGATAATAGTCTGGGCAACATTGGCAATGACCTTTGCTTTTTCAAGGTCATACTTGGAGTCGGGATCGCTTAGTTCTTCAAGGACAACGAAAAGGTGGTTGCGAAGGTCGCTGATTTTGTTTTTCATCTGATTTTTTGTTTAATCTGGTTTATTAAAATTTGCACTTCCTTTAACTCCGGTGTTAACTTGGCATGGTTGCGATTAAGCATAGCTAAGTCCTTCCTGGATACAAGGCAGAGGTTGCTAATGTCATCGTTATATTTATCTTGGTCAATCTTAAACACACACATATCATTAGGCACGGGCCCATGCACTTGTTCCCAGTTGTAACGGGCAAGAGCCATCCATTTATGATTCTTGTATTTAATTTCATTGTAGTTATTAATATTTCTGATGCTGCCTATTGGTAATGTATTGTGAGGTTGTTGACCTTTCTTGAATACACCTGTAAGCTTTGCAATATGTTCTGAGGACAATTTTTGTCCTTTGCACCATGGCACATGACCTTTTTTAAAATTACTACTTAATTGTAAGTTATTTTCTATTAATTTATTCCATTGTGCTATGGCTATGGCTCTGCCATTTTTACTAATATGTTCCTTTGTCTTTTTTAATCCCATCGTGTGTGCTTTCTTGGAGATGGAAGTAGCAGAGTGGGGTATCATAGTAGCAATGACCTTGTTAGGAGTGTCGGGATACACCTTTTTAATTATCTCTAAATGCTCATCTGTAAAGGCATTGTGTAGCTTTTTACTTTCCTTTGCCATGATTCTCATTTTTAGTAAATAACAATCCCCATGAACATACATCTGTTGCATCTTGCATAAAGTCAAAGCCATGTTGTTTAAACAATGCTATCCATTCATCTTTCTGCTTTATGTTAATGTGTCCCCATTCAATGTCAAACGCAGGATCTGCAGAGGCATGAGGAGTGGAGGTGAAATAAAAATATTTCTTACAAGCATTGTAAAGCACTGGCATGACTTTCCTTAACTCTGCATCTGTCATGTGTTCAAATACCTCCGTAGAATAGATGGCATCGTAACTGCCATGCGTTTTAAATTTACCGATTAAATATCTTCCAGGATCAATACCTTTACTTATAGCAAAGTCTCTTTCATAAGGATTAATATCATAGCCGACGTGTTTATACAAGCCTACACGCTGGCAGGCAGATAAAAAGAAACCTAATCCACTACCAAACTCAAACACAGATGTACATCCCATTATCTGCAATGTCCTTGCACCGTTGGTGTGCAGATTTACAAGTGATTCATAGTCACGGGTAGTAAAGCCAAGTTCTACCGATTTGTCAAAAAAGAATTTGTTATCTATCATTTTAATATTCCATTGAGGGAAAACTGGCTTTTACTGTCCAGTATTCTGTTGATAAATTTGATCTTACTTTCCAAAGATTACTTGTATGGTAGCCTGACTTATAAAAACATTTACAAGTAGCATCTACTATTTGCTTCGCACTCATGCCTCTGTTGTACTTACTAAAAACATACCTTTTGCAATTCTTATACCTTGGTAGATTTAAAACATCTGCCCAACCTTGCACCATGGCATTGTAAGAGGAGAAAGCCTGGAAGGCGCAAGGTATCTTTTTGCCATTCTTATAGCAATCATCCATAGCATTAATCTTCTTACCGGTGCCTCTGTATTTTATTCCACCAGGATTTAATGCTTTTGCCATCAACTTACTTTCTATTCCTGCATTGGTAGCCTCAATGATGAAAAAGGCATAAATAACAGAGATTGGCAGATTAGTCTTTTTGTGCATGGTGTAAAAGAAATCTTCATACATAAAGCCTAACCATACACGTCTTAAATCTACCAGACTTTTGTTCTTTAATCTCCTAAAGCCTTGTTCTTCTAAAAATTGTTGTAGTTCATCCTTGCCCATACTCTTTATCTGTGTGCCTGGCAGATTCTTCATGTCAATCACCATTAAATTATCCTGTGGATATTCCTTTGCAGGGTTTGGAGCTGCAATCTTGTTAGCTGTGTAGCCATGGCCGACAAGGGAGATGAAGAGGGAGGAGATGACGAGGAGTAAAAGCAAATAGCCTTTAACTTTTGTTTGTTTGTTCATACTGATAATGTTTACTGATTAATTAAAATGGCAGATCACCATCCATGTCAACCTTGCCAGTTGGCGGCATAGTGGTTAGAGGTGTAGGTTCAGCAGTAGGCTTTCCTCCAAATTCAAGGGAGGTTACACGGCAGTTAATAACGGCTGCTGGCTCTCCATTCTTTTGAGTGTAGGCATTTACTCCACCACTACCTTCTACTACTATGTAAGTACCTTTAGTAATGAATGGCTTTAGCTTTTCACCTCGCTCTCCCCAGACATTACAACTTACCCACACTGTTTTTTCAGATGGATTAGGGCCATACACCTTTTCAGTGTGAGCAACACTAAATGAACATACAGTAGTATCACCAACGCTTTTTAATTCAGCATCTTGACCTACTCTTCCGGAAACAATTAATTTTATCATATAAATTTATTTTTTGCAAAGTTATATATTTATTATATATTTGCAACATTAAAACAAATAAATATGGAAAAAATTATGTTGGCTAAAAAGAAAGGTGTTTTATTAAGTGATGAGATTCATGAGAAATTATTAAAAATTCAAATTGATATATCGTATAAAACAAGGAAACGAGTATCACTTGAAAAGACTATTGAACACATTTTAGATAACTACAAGAAATGAAGTTAACCACATTTACATCATCTAAAAGTCAGGCAACTGATTACTACCGTTCACTTGGCCCATTTACAAGGTTAGCCTTACAAAAGAAGTTTACACATATTATTTGCCAGCAGGAAAGAGCGCAGTGGCATGACATTTATAATACTGACATTGTATTGATACAACGACCTAACTCCACAGCATCACTGGGAATAATGGCAGATGCTAAAAGGATGGGAAAGAAGGTTATTATTGACTTTGATGATCACTTATTGGAAGTGCCAGAGGATAATCCTGCAAATCATTATTTTGCTAATCCACAAGTACAAAAGCAAATACAAGATACTTTTTTATTTGCTGATGCTGTTATAGTATCTACTAAAAAGCTATATGACCTTTACTTTCCAATGTGCCAGGGAAAGATTCCTATGTTTATTATTCCTAATGGCTGGAATCCTACTGATTTACCAATGTTTGAAGTAAAGGAAAGGCATACACCGACAAGATTTGTATGGAGAGGAGGTTCAACACATTTTGCAGATTTACATACTATCAAGGCTGAAATAAATCAGATGATAGAAATGGATACAGAAGTCACATTCTTTGGCCTAAATAAGTTTATGATGTATGACTTAAATAAGAAAGCTATTAATGTTGACTGGAGTTCTATGTTCGTCTACTTTACATTCATGCAGCGTATAGAAGGTGACTTTGGTTTTTATCCATTAGTAAGGAATGACTTTAACTTATCTAAAAGTAATATCTTTGCCATAGAGTGTATAGCTAATGGTATGCCAGTGTTAGCTGACAATTACTTTCCAGAGTTTAATATACCTGGTGTTATACATTACGATAATCCTAAAGACTTTATAGACTTAGTTACTGATATCGTTGATGGCAATATTAACAAGGTAGAAAGAGTTAAAGCAGGAAGACAATATGTTAAGGAGGTGTTACACATAGACTTACTAAACAAGAAGCGATGGGAGATATTAAAAGGGATATAGATGCCATACATAAGCAAGGGAATAGGTAGTACCATACATAAGGCTAAGATGCAGCGCACACCAAGCGGTGAGCAAGGCAGCTACAATAACGCATGGCATAAGATGAGCAAGGCGTACAGACGTGCTAATCCTTTATGTGAATGCTGTATAGTCTTAGGTATAATGACAGACATAACACCAGGTGATTACAAGGGATGCGTCGACCACATGATACCTATTACTCGTAATGGTTCAATGTATAACTTAAACAATCTATTAGCATTGTGTAAGTCATGCCATGATACTAAGTCAGTCAATGAGAAGGGCAACATAGCACCTGTAAACATACACATGGATGTGGATGGGAAGTATGTACCTGCTGACAAGGCACAGGTCATAGCATGGTTAGCGGACAAGGTGAGGAAGAGGGCAGAGGACGAGGGCGAAGCCGTGCGAACAGGGCAGAGGTCGGTGGACACGGGGGAGGAGGAAAAACTTAGGGAAATACAGGATAATCGGTAGCCCAAACTTATCTCGCACTTGCGCAAGGTCAAAAGGGGGGTTTAATAAAAAATTTTATAAAGTAAAATAACATGGCACAAAAGAGCATAAAAACAAAACTACTCCAAGGCACCTTGGAGAAATCAAGGGTTAAGACATTTACTCCCGGTGAAATCGGTGAGCCTATGTTTAACCTTGACGCAGCTGAGCAAAGAATTTACAACAGAATCCGTGAACACCTACACCTCCACAAGGCTGGAAAGCAAGTTGATGAGATTTACCTTTCAATCGCAGCACGAGCAATAGGTCATTTATTGCACAATGCCGAGATATTGAGCAAAGATGGTGCGGTTATGGTGCATCCTAACGGTGCAAGGCAGGTAAGTGCCGAATGGACTGCATTTAAGCAAGGATTTGAACTTTTCCTTGAATTAAGCAAGACTTTAGGCTTAGATCCGAAGTCAAGGCTAACTTTAGAGTATTTCCAGGATGGAAGCGGTGATGAGGAGGATGAAATCGCTAAACTTCTTAAAATGAACTAATAATGGAACAAGTTAAAGAAATTGCCATCTCCATCCTTGCTTCTGCTACTGCTCTGGCACTTATCTCGGTGCCGGTGTATATTATGTGGAACTGGCTTATCCCTAATATTTTTAATCTGCCATACATTGACTATGTTGAGGCATGGGGATTGATGGCTTTTGCAGTTTTGCTAAATAGTATTTTTGGATTAACTGTAAAAAGTAAAAAAGATAAATGAAATTTATTGAGGATGTTGTTAGTGGGAAGTTATTATTAGGCAATTACGCAAGGTTAGCAGTTGAACGGCATCTGAATGATTTAAAAAACAAAGACTGGGAATACACCTACTCCGAAGCTCACGCTAACCGAGCTTTTAACTTTATCTCTGCCCTCCGGCATACCAAAGGAGAATTTGCTGGTCAAAGGTTTAACATCCAACCTTTCCAGGAGTTTTTCATAAAAGTACTGTTTGGGTGGCAGAGAAAAGATGGAGGCAGACGATTCCGCAAGGCATACCTTGAAATAGCAAGGAAGAATGGTAAGACAGAGTTAGCCGCTGCCATTGCGGTGTACTGTTTCCTCTGTGACAATGAAACGGGAGCGGAGGTGTACACAGCTGCGACTACGAGAGATCAGGCAAGGATAGCATTTGATACGGCAAAGGTGATGCTTAAATCACTAAAGGCAGATTCACGCACATTTAACA